CAGCCGCAGCGGTGTCGGAATCAAATGCACTGGTATATAGAAATGCGGCGCAGACTGCTGCGACCAATGCGGCAAACTCAGCATCGGCAGCCTCTACGTCTGCGACTAAAGCTAAGACTTCAGAAACTAATGCGGCAAACTCGGCATCAGCTTCGGCTACTTCGGCAACAAAATCCAAAGAATCGGAGACAAACGCCAAGGTTTCCGAGACGAATGCTAAAACGTCGGAAACCAATGCTAAGACTTCAGAAACCAATGCAGCAAATTCAGAACGCAAAGCTGGAGAGAAAGCGTCGGAGGCAGATGTTTACAGCATCATGTCAAAATCATATGCAATTGGTGAGGGCGGTATTCGCTCAAACGAAAAGACCGACAATGCGAAGTATTATTCGGAGCAGGCTAAAAACTCATCAAATGATGCAAAGGAATCGGCCTATAATTCTGACATGCACAGTATGCTTGCCAAAAGCTATGCTGTCGGAGAAAGCACTGTTACTTTGGGAGATGGCGTTGATGAACTTGTCACCGATGACGGATTTCTAATCGAACTCTTTGGAAGAGAGGGTGAAGATACCGACAATGCGAAGTATTATTCGGAGCAGGCATCCGCATATGAAGAGAATAGTGAATTAAATGCAAAGATCGCCAGGTCATATGCAGTGGGAGATACGGATCACCGTGTTGGAGAAAATGTTGATAACGCAAAGTATTACTATCAGCAGGCAAAACAGATAAGCGAAGGACTTGGTGGATTGATTCCCATGGGAACAATAGCTTTTGCCGATTTACATTTACAAACAAAAGTCGCTGGATATATGTTCAATATCTCGGATGAATTTGTGTCCGATAGTACATTTAAAGACGGTGGCGATATTAGATATCCGACCGGAACGAATGTGTATTATACCGCGGATGGATATTGGGATTGTCTTTCAGGTTCTTTGCTTTCTGGAATAAAAGGAAATGCTGAAACTGAATATCGGAAAGGATTTGTAAATATTACACCGGAGGATATCGGTTCTTATGATAAAGAAAGTGTTGATAATTTCATCTCTGGTATTAACAACATAATAGATACGCTCATTTCCAGAATTACGGAATTAGAAGATCTTTCTGGTTTCGCACATCTTATTGTGGATGATTCAGGAAGTGAGTTGGTAACAAGTGATAATCAAACTGTTATATTATCAATTTAGGAGGAATGAATAATGGCAACAAGAAAAATTACGGATTTGTCTCGTGCAACCAAACCCACATCAAGTGATTTGTTGCTTGTTGAGACATCAAATGGAACAAGGGCAATGACGTATGAGGATTTGGTAAATCCTGCGATTGGAGAGGCGGAAGAAAACGCAGCGTTAAATTTGGATAATCGTAATACCTATCGTGGGAAAAATCTTGGTTCATCCGTTACAGCAGCTCAGAAAACAGCAATTCAAAATGGAACTTTTGATGACCTGTTTATCGGAGATTACTGGACAATTGGCGGCGTGAAGTGGCTGATTGCTGACATGGATTACTGGTATAATTGTGGTGATACAGCATTTACAAAGCACCATCTAGTTATTATTCCAGAGACTACATTGTATAGTGCTCGAATGAACGCGACTAGTACTACAGAAGGCGGTTATGTTAATTCAGAAATGTATAAAACAGGTCTAAATAATGCGAAAACAACTGTTACTTCAGCATTCGGTAGCATGGTATTAACCCATCGCGAGTTGTTAGTTAATGCAGTTTCAAATGGAAAACCAACTGCCGGGGCATGGTGTGATTCCACTGTTGAGATTCCAAATGAATGTATGATATACGGACATTTGCATTTTAGTCCGACCTCGGATGGCTCTACAGTGCCATATATTTACACAACCGACAAAACACAACTTTCCTTATTTGCACTGCGTCCACAGTTGATAGTAAACAGAGCATCTAGTTATTGGTTACGGGACGTCGTGTCTCCGGCTTACTTCGCCGATGTGGGCGACGGTGGCCGTGCGTACTACGGCAGCGCTGGGTACTCTTATGGGGTTCGTCCGGTATTTGCTATTGGTTAGTAAATCCAGGGGCCTTGTGCCCCGAAAATAAAAAAACAGCACGCAGGTGCTTGAAACTTATGTTATAAAAGTCATAAACATTGGAAGGAGATATCAAAATGGATGAAAAGATTTATTCCGTCACATTAGCCGATGGATCTACTATTGACAATCTGACACTTAACGGAAATAACTATGTTTCCAAAACCAAAATCGACAAGAGCATTTTCGATGGCAACTGTCATTCTGTTATGATTTCAGATGGAGAAAGCGAAGTTGTTTATGAAAATATGGAATGCGTACAGGTAACCCAGATGGGTGATGAGTGCTGGTTTGTGCTCCGGGAACTTTCATCTGCGGAACTGGCAACAGCAAAGCTTCAGTCGGATATTGAGTATATTGCGCTTATGTGTGATGTTGAGCTGTAAAAAGAAAGGAGGAACACCATGAATCATAGCAAGAATTTTGACAAGGTAAGAAAGTTCTATAACACCATTGTAAATGGAGAAAGATTGTGGAATGAAAACCGCGTCAGAAACGCCGTAGTAAAAGATTGGATCACTGAGGAGGAATTTAAAGAGATTACTGGCGAGGATTACTAAATGAGTGTCCTTGTCAGTGACCGTTCCGAATCAAAATTCGAGGCTATTACATATTCAATAGAGCTTCACAATATGCTGATAGAGCTTATGCAGAGAAGTTTTGGTGTTAAGGATTTGGACCAATTTGTCCTGTTAAGATATGCTTATGGAAAAGATGAGTATGAGGATTTCGCAAGATATCGGTATCTAATGCAGAAATTCAAAGACCGGATAGATAAATTTGCAGCTTCTGTTACCGGAAATGTCAGGGCTGCAAACACCATATATCCGACTACTCTGCATGAATATGAGCAGCGGAGAGATTATCAAAACGCAGCGATTGTTGGCTGCGAACAACTTATAAATGAACTCCAAAGAGTGGTAGAAGTATTTGAGGTGGACGTCAATGTCTACGGCAGATATATCAAAGCTATCGACCGAGAAATCGGATTGATAAAAAAGTGGCGTCAGAGGGATAACAAAATCAAATCATATTTACCAGGGTAATGTCTAAATTGCGTCGTGTCTTCGGCTTACTTCGCCAATGTGAACAACAATGGCAATACGAACTACAACAACGCTGCGAACTCTAATGGGGTTCGTCCGGATTCTCTACCTAACCAATAGAGAAGGAGACGTTATCCGTTCCATTTCAAGAAGGGATAAATGACAAAGCCGGACGCAATTTACTACGGTAAGTATTGCTATCACGGTGAATAAATTATGAAATATGAGGAGATTCTCTGTGACGCCAATAATTTGTACAAGGCTTACAAAGCTTCAGTAAAAGGTAGCAAATGGAAAGAGACTACCCAGAAATTTATGATGAATTTTCTGAGGTATATTTTTGACATACAAGAAGATCTTCTCAATCGGACACTTCAAAATGGTCCGGTACAGGAATTTCAGCTATCTGAGAGAGGCAGGGTAAGACCTATTACAAGTATCCCAATAAGAGACCGCATTGTCCGCCATGTTCTGTGCGATGATATTTTACTGCCTGAGGTTAGGAAGCACATCATATATGATAATGGTGCATCCATAAAAGGCCGTGGAATTTCCTTTCAGCGGAACAGGTTTGAAGTGTATCTCCACAAGTTTTACAAGCTTCATGGAAATGGAGGCTGGATTCTATTCGGAGACTTTTCTAAATACTATGACAATATTATTCATGAAATAGCAAAAAGAGAGTTATTAAAACTGTTTGATGATGACGAATTCATCGACTGGATATTAACTCTTATTTTCGACGGCTTCAAAATGGATGTATCCTATATGTCGGACGAAGAATATGCAGTATGTGAAGAAACATTGTTCAATAAACTGGAATATCGTGAAATTTCCCAAAACAAATTAAATGGTACGAAATGGATGGCTAAGTCCGTCAATATTGGCGACCAGCTATCGCAAATTATCGGCATCTATTATCCGAACCGTATAGACACTTATGTCAAATATGTAAGGCAGCAGAAGTTTTACGGACGCTATATGGATGACTGGTACATCATAAGCCCAAGCAAAGAAGAACTTGAGGATTTGCTTGCTAATATTTCTTCCATAGCCAAGGAATTAGGGATTCACATAAATATGAAGAAAACCCGGTCAACCCAACAAGAGTTACTACCATGCGCAGGAAACTCAAGAAACTCGCTGTAAAGGTTCAAAATGGCGGACTTCCATATGAGAACATTGAAAATATGTTCCGGGGATGGATGGGCAGCTACTACAAACTTTTATCAAAACAGCAAAGGAACAACCTTATCGAGTTATACAAATCTCTATTTGATAAGGATATTACTGTGGTAAACAAAAAGCTGGTGATAACGGATAGGTCACCACAATAGAAATTTAAGGAGGATGACCATGGAAGTATGGCAACAGATTATTCTTACGGTTTTTAGTTCAGTTCTTGCATCTTCTGGACTGTGGGCCTATATCACGAAAAGGCTTGAAAAAAAAGATGTCAAAACAGAAATGCTGGTCGGGCTTGCCCACGATCGCATATTGTTTTTAGGTATGCATTATGTAGACCGCGGATTCATTACGCAGGATGAATATGAGAACCTGCATGACTATTTATATGTTCCGTATGAAAAAATGGGTGGGAATGGATCTGCAAAAAGGGTAATGGCGGAGGTTGAAAAACTTCCTATAAGAATGTCGACTTACGAAAAGGAGGGAAATGGTGATGAGCATGAGTAATAAGACTTACGATATTTTAAAGTGGGTTGCGATGGTGTTTTTACCGGCATTAGGTACATTATATTTTGCATTAGCTGGTATCTGGAATCTGCCATGTGGAGAGCAGGTGGTTGGTACGATTGCTGCTATCGACACGTTCATGGGCGTGATACTTGGAATTAGCTCTGCAAACTACAACAAAGATACTAAGTAAATGGAGGTATTGTTATGAATGAAACAACTGTTTTAGAACTCGTTAAGAGGTACAAAGGAGAAGCAAAGTTTGATGTTAAACTTTTAGAAGCTGGTGATAAGAAAAACCTTGTCAATTTTGCTTCTGGAGAGTATGGTGCAATTAAGGATGAGATTTTGAACGCAGAGGTCATGCACTTCACATCCATTAACAAAAATTTATCTGTTCCGTTTCTTTGACAGCTAATTTTTCAATCAAAATCTTCGCAGGAATTTGTAAAATTAAGGCAAAAAAGGCATACGCCTACTCAGCATACAACACTTTTGACGCTTCTATTCCTTTCACTTGTGTTAAAAATAAAAATATGGTTGCCGAATAAAACAGCGGGTCCCCCCCAATTCCTTTGTACACCGGATAAATT